AAAAGAAGCGAAAAATTATTTCTCCAAACAGACTCTCATGGTAAAAATCGCTATACATTCAGGGAGATAGCAGAATTATTAAAAAAGAAATTTGACTACAAAGTTAGTTTTCAAACAGTCCAACGCTGGGCCAATGATGAAAATGATAACTGGTATAGAGATCTTGAAATACTCCAACAACAGGCATTGAATATATTTGGCGACAAAGCAGAGGCAATCTATATTGACGATTACGCTAGTGAATTGAAAAAAGATTACGATAGACTTACCAAATTGAAAGAAGCAGGTTTTAGAATAGCAGAAAATATAATAGGAGTAAAAAGGATAATGATTGGGAGATAAACCCACATCCTCTTATAGGTATAACCGATGCATTAAAAATAATTGATGTTTCGTTACAATATACGTTCAGATTAAGAAAAATTCCAGAATTTGTCGAAGTTGATGTTAGCGTAAATCCGGAAGAGTATTTGAAAGAGCGGGGAATATCATTACCTGTTTTACCGGTCGAGGATATCCCGGACATGGAGGAAACTTGTGAATGAGAATCGAATAAGATTGATATCGTATTTGTTAGCTCCTTTTATTGCAGTCCTTGGAATTGTTTATAATAATTATGGCAATGCTCAATTTAGAGATTCTATTTTTCAAGTTCAATTACTCGTTTATTTTGTTGTGATAGTAATGGCATTTGGTATTATATGGAAATACAGTACTGTTTGGTATTTGATTCAACTTAGAGTACAAATATTGTGGAAGTGGACATCCTCTATTTATATGATAATAAGTACCAGTTATTTTATTCCTCTTTTGCTCCAATGGATTGCTGACAAAAGCTATAAACAGATACATGTCCAGTCAGATCAGAACTGGTCCTCTGTACAGCTTGGTTTTGCTGTTGCTTATGCAGGAGCAAACCTGGGAGCATTTTTAGATTTTGAAAACCTTATAAATGTTAGACTTGCCAAAGAAATTGAGACTCCTCTTTTTTGGAGGACTTTCTGTTGATATGGAATTAATGACAAAGGATCAGTTGAATCAAGTTGAAATAGAGTCTAACAATTGGAAAAGGAATATGCCAGATGACCAAGAAGATATTTAGTTTAAGTAGGGCAGGTAAGATTATCACTTGCACAATTATAACAATGTCTTGTCTTATCGTAGCTATTTTGAAAATTCAAATATACTATGAGATGAGAACTCTTGAGCATTTAAGAATAACAGCAATCAATAAAGTAATCAAACAGGCAAATAAAATAGTCACCACAGGTACTCGCAGTTATTTAAAACTCCATCTTTTTAATGAGGTCAATGACTCTATCGAGAAACACAAAACGGTCTTGATAGAAAAACATTTAAGACCTCATATAGATACGTTAATTGAAGATAGTACAAGAAAATTGATAGGAACTTTTATCCAAAATGAAATTCAACGACAATTAAGTGTTTATTTGTTAGATACGAACGCTTTATTAAAACTCCAACAAAAAGAAGAAAAAGATATATGGAGACTCAAAAGGTAAGAATCGAAAAAATCTTTCTTGCAATAGATAATGCTGCTTTTATCTATATTTGTTTTATGGTAGGATGCACTTTGACAATGCTATTCTATTGTTGGCTTTATTGGGGCAATTATCATTTCAGGATAGTTTTAAATATTCTAGAATTAAAAATTGCATTAACTGGAATACTGTTAAGTATGGCTGTATCGATGGTTCTATACTCCGCATATGTAGAGATAGATACAGAGGATGCAAAAGAAATTAAAGATGAATTGATATATAATTTTGGTTTAATACTCGTGGTCTTTTTTTGCTCTTTGTTTTTTGGACTATTGCTCGCAGACTGGTTTGCAAAGGAGCAATATAAAACATTTGATGTTATTTCAGGCATTAAATGGTCTATGTGGGAGTATAATGCGCAAAGACTATTAAACCATATTTGCGTAGATACACTATTTGACTTGATAATAATCAAATATCTAAGATTGCCAGCGGGAGGCAAAATGCCTTACTTTGGAAGACTCGCAGTGTCAAAAGGTTTTTTAACACAGGAAGAGGTCAACCTAGTATTGAAAAGACAAAAAAATATTAAGGAGCAAAGACTGATTGAATACAAAAAAGAGCAATGGCGTAAATATAAAAAAATGCCTATATGTAAAAAATATTTTACATTAACGTATTAAAAAAGGAAAGGAAAGTAATGTTTAATCAAATAAATTTGATAGGCTATTTAGGTAAAGATCCAGAATTAAAGAGTACTAATGATGGCTCAACTATTACGATATTTAACATGGCGACATCAGAAAAATGGCAAAAAAATGGGGAGACCAAGGAGAAAACAGAGTGGCACCGATGCGTATGTTTCGGGGCGCTGGCCGATACTTGTGGCAAGTGGTTGAAAAAAGGTTCTCTTGTTTTTGTATCCGGAAAAGTCCAGACGAGGAGTTATCAAACTCAAAGTGGCGAAACGCGATACACGACCGAGGTTATCTGTCAAAAGGTATCTTTCCTGGACAGGAAGGAGAAAACAGGAGGTCATCGAAACTCCGATACATATGGCAATAACGTTCCTTTTTGAGCAAAATGAGTATAAATTTAAATGATGCAAAGTATTTAGAACTCTGGTATCAACAAAAAGCAAGAAAGAATTTTTGGGCTTATAGGAGATATATAAGAGGTAGAGAATTTTTATATAACTGGTTTATTGTCGATATGACTCGTAATCTTCAGCAATTTTATATTGACTACAAAAGAGGATTAAAACCAATATATATCTTTAATACTCCTCCGCAGCATGGAAAGTCATGGGCCCTTTCGGACTTAATAAGTTTTATCTGCGCAGATGATCCTGGACTAAGAGTAATCTTTGGTTCATTCTCTGATGCACTAGGCATCAGGACAAATAATTATTGTCAACGAACATGGTCAAGCAGCAGGAGTAAAGCAATCTTTCCAGACTTTAATATTCCTCTGTCTAACGTCGTAACACAAGCGAACCAGTTTAAAAGAAATAAGAGTCTGATAGAGTATTACTCTGTTAAGAATCAAAAAGTTGGTTATTTTCGCAATACCACTGTTAATGGAGCTGTCACAGGAGAGTCGTTAGATATCGGTATTATTGATGACCCTTTAAAGGGAAGAAAAGAGGCGAATAGCAAGTTAATATTGGACTCTATTTGGGACTGGTTCACAGATGATTACTATACTCGCGCATCAAAAAATGCAGGCTTTTTAATTGTTATGACTCGTTGGGGAGTAAGCGATCTTGTTGGACGAATTTTAGCAAGGATGTCAGAGAGTGATAATTATATTAAACTAATTAAATATAAAGCGATAGCAGAGGAGGACGAGCAATACAGAAAAAAAGGGGAGGCATTATTTCCTGAATTGAAAGACATTAATTTCTTGTTAAAAAGAAAGAGTCTTATGACTGACATAGGATGGCAGTCAACATACCAGCAAGAACCAATATTGACCGGAGGAAACATTTTTAAAGAGTCCTATTGGAGGTATTGGACTGAATTACCAAAACTTAAATTAAAATTCATAACAGTTGATACAGCACAAAAAACAAAAACAATAAATGACTATACTGTTTTTCAATGCTGGGGCCTTGGAGTTGATGGTAAGATATATCTACTTGATAAACTCCGGGACAAACTTGAGTCACCGGACTTGAGAAAGTACGCATATAAATTTTATCAAAGTCATAATACTCCGGTTCGTAAGCCTGGTGATATCCATTTGCAAGGAATGTATATAGAGGATAAATCGAGTGGAACAGGTCTTATACAGGAGCTTAAGAGATTAAGTTGTAAAATTTATAATGTTCAAAGGAGTACAGACAAAGTATTTCGAGCGGAAGATGATGCTCCTTATGTCGCCTCCGGTCATGTATTACTGAACAAGAATGTTCCAGGAGTAGAGAACATTGTTAGCGAAGGGAAGAACTTTCCTAATGATGTATATGATGATGACATAGATTGTACAATGACTGCAATCGAGGTCGTCTTTATAGAAAAATTGTTGGGAGGCAGTTTAATGTCTGCCATGGGAGGATAGATGAAAATAATTAAGAAAAATCCAGTAAAGTTGATACCATACGCAAGGAACAATAAAGAACATACTGAGTCACAAGTAAAAAAAATTGCGGCGAGTATAAGAGAATTTGGATTTCAACAGCCAGTTGTAATAACAAATAAAGGAGATATTGTAATCGGTCATGGTCGTGTATTGGCGGCTGAACTCCTTCAGTTAAAAGAGATCCCTTGTGTGGTTGCTGAGGATTTGAACGATTCTCAAATTAAAGCCTTGAGAATAGCAGACAACAAATTAAACGAGTCAAAATGGAACGAGGATATGCTAATACTTGAATTACAGGAGTTGACAGAAAACAGCTACGATATAAAGTTGACCGGTTTTGACAATGATGAGTTAGAGTTTTTGTTAAATACAGAGGATGTTGATTGGGAGGATATGTATAAACCAGCACCACCGGATGAAAATACCGGACATGGCGGAGAAGAAGGCGGAGGTGAAAGAGGCGAAAAAATATGTCCCAATTGTGGAGCTGTATTATGAAAGTGTATCTTGCGGCGTATTTCACCACTATGGGAGGATATTACGAAAAATATTGTGATTCAACAAAGGGCGTAGAGAAAAGACACCTCTCGGACGTTTATTTGTTATCTTCATATCACGAACTATGTAACAATTCCTACGACGAAAAAGTCATAAGAGGAGACAAGCACATCTTTGACTCCGGCGCTTTCTCGGCAATGGTTGGAACGATACAAAATGTAGATTGGGATAAATATGTAGAGGGATATATCAATTTTATTAATAAATATAAAATAAAATTATTTTTTGAGCTTGACATTGACTCTTTAGTTGGTTTAGAACGAGTTGAAAAGATCAGAAAAAAAATAGAAAAAGACACAAACATTCAGTCAATACCTGTCTGGCATAAAGCAAGAGGAAAAGATAAATGGAGAGAAATATGTGATAGCCATGATTATTGTGCAATTGGAGGGATTGTAACAAGAGAGATCAAGCCGTCAGAGTACAATATAATAATAGGATGGTGTTTGAAGGAGGCCGATAAGAGGAATTGTAAAGTTCATGGACTCGGTTTTACAAGGTCTGTACTCTTCAACAGATTTCCATTCTATAGCGTTGATTCATCCACTTGGACAAATGGCGGTCGTTATGCGAATCTGTATAAGTTCGACAGGGCAAACGGCTTAATTTTGTATGAAGTCATAAAGAAAAAAGGCTATAGAGTAAATAAAAGAAAGTACCTTGATGTTTATAATTTTCATCAATGGATTGATTTTCAGCGATACGCTGAAAAATATTATTAAAGGAGAAAGTAATGATAAACCAATATAACGATAAAAAAGCAATAGTGGTTTATAGTGGAGGACAGGATAGCACGACCTGTTTAATATGGGCATTAACTAATTTCAAAAAAGTTAAAGCCATATCTTTTGACTATGGACAAAAACATCAAAACGAGTTAGATGTGGCTTCTAAAATTGCTTTTTCTTTGAAAGTAGAGCATCAGATTGTCAACTTAAAAATGCTCAGATATTTAACAACGAGTGCTTTGTTTTCAAACAGTTCACAAGGAGTGAATGATGCACATCTTATTCATGATCATTTACCGGCTAGTTTTGTTCCAAATCGAAACGCATTATTTTTGACTCTTGCCCATGCGCATGCTCAGCAAATAGGTCATAGTCATATAGTAACAGGAGTCTGTCAAACAGATTACTCCGGCTATCCAGACTGCCGAGACAACTTCATAAAGTCAATAAATGTATCTTTGAATATCGGGAGTGAATCAAACATTGAAATATTGACTCCATTAATGTATCTTGATAAAAAAGAGATTTGGCAACTTGCAGATAATCTTGGAGCAATAGATACAATCTTACAAACTCATACATGCTATAATAACAGCCAGAAAAGTAATAATTGGGGCAGAGGATGCGGAACTTGCCCTGCTTGTAAGCTGCGAAGTAAAGGTTTTCAACAGTATACTGCACAAATAGGAATAGGAGAGAAGGGATGCAGAACATAATTGAGATGCAAACCATAATTGATATATTATTTACAATACTCTTATCTGTTTTCGCGATTGGAATGGTTTGCGTTGTAATATTATTGCTGTATCGTGAGTTTGCAACGATAAGATTGAACTGGTTTGAAGAGTATCAAAAGAGGAGGATAGAGGAGGACAGATGTATACAGTAATTAAAAAAATTAATGTTTCGGCCAGTCATGTATTAATATTACCATACGATTCACCATGCAATAATTTACATGGACATAATTGGGAAATTACAGTATATTGCAGAAGTAGCGAGTTGAATAAAGAATCTATGGTGATTGACTTTAAGACAATAAAACGAATTATTGTCGAAAGTATGGATCACAAGAATCTTAACGATGAGTTTACCTTTTTGCCTACAGCGGAAAATATTGCGAAGTGGGTGGTAGAGTCAATTCCTTTCTGTTATAAAGCAAAAGTCATTGAAAGCAAAGACAATATTGCAATCTATGAAAACACTCCTATTATTGTCGATGAAATTGACACTATCTTGAGCAAGTTAAGTTCGGCCTATAAGCATTTAAAATTCCCAAAAAATAGATACTTAGAGCTGGAAACAACCTTCAAACAGTACTTGAAAGGAAAAGCAATAACAACATTAATGACCAATAGAAGATAAAAATTTGAAGACTATGACTATGTTCCCAGGGGAAAAATTTGAAAACTATGACTATGTTTCCAGGAGAAAAATTTGAATATATTATTTATAGGTCTTATTGTTGTCCTTGCCCTTCCATTAATTTATGGAGGATATGTTGCTATTCATTTAATTTTTTTTCAGGACTATGAATTAACATTAACATCGAAGGAGTCCGAGGAATAAAAATGCCAGTAATTGCAGAACTTCCAATTGTAATACAGTTTTTAATTGCTGTATTGTTAGTTTTCCTTTATATAATTACTGTATTTATAGTTCTTCTTACTTTGAATACAGGAGGAGGTTATCAACCTATAAAGAGAAATAACTCTTTCGATAATCCTCCTCCTGTAAAGCCATAGAGGTTAAACCATGAGTATATGTGATACATATAAAATAAATGAGATATTCAAGAGTCGTCAAGGAGAAGGTTTTAATACCGGCAAGGAGGTTATGTTTATACGTTTGTCTGGATGCCGAATGTCATGCTCTTGGTGCGATACAGATCACAAAAAATATGAAATAATGTCAGTCGGACAAATATGTAATCTACTTACATCTGATGATACATCTGATAATATTCTTATAACAGGAGGAGAACCAACAGATCAGAGTCTGTTGCCTTTATTAAAAAAAATACGACAGCATGCAAATTGGATAGGACTTGAAACAAATGGAACAAATAATATTAGTCAATATAAGGAGTTTTTTGATTATATAACAGTAAGTCCCAAAACGAAAGGTGACTTACATCCGTCCTCTGTATTAAACGCAGACGAAGTAAGAATAGTCACAGGAATTGAGGTAAACTTAAACTATATTAAAAGAATGGATAAACTTATGTTGCCATCTACTCATAGATTTCTTTCTCCTTTATCTTTTTTATCTTTAAATAAAACCGAAACAAATTTGCCTTATACAATTAGTTTGTTATCGCAAATAAATCAACAGAGTAAAAACCCTTGGCATTTAAGCATTCAAACTCATAAGTTGATAGGAATAAAATAATAAAATGAAGACGAAAGTGTTAACAACAGAGGAATTGACAACTCTGGCTAAGAGTGGTTATGACTCGTATAAAAAGCAGGCAAAAGGGAAAAACTTTCAAGGTAGTCCTATGCCAAATTGGAACGCACTGCCAGTTGATATTCAAGTAAAGTGGTGCAGTGCAGTAAAAGGAATCTTGACAAAGTTAAGAGATATGTCATGAGCACATATCCTGAAATGATAGAAAATATAAAAACAAAAGCTCTAACCGGTTATAACCAATATAGAAAAGACTCTTCATTTCAACCAATTGAGAAGTGGGAGGAGTTATCAGGTACTTTACAAGGATATTGGTGTTTAGCGGCAGCCGTTTTTATATTTCAACAAAGGTTTCCCACTCGCAAAACCAATCCAGAGGAGTGGAGAAATGAATTTACAGCAATACCTTAGGAGTAAATATGAATAAACAAGAGCGTTTGATTGCAGAGATATTGAAATATATTGGTGAAGACCCAAACAGAGAAGGACTTTTAGAAACTCCTGCAAGGGTAGTTAAAAGTTGGAGTGAACTTTACTCTGGTTATAAACAAAACCCTGATAACGTTTTTAAATGTTTTGAAAAAATTGACGCAGACGATAATGGCATTATTTCGTTGAAAAAGATTAACTTTTATTCTATGTGCGAACATCATATGTTGCCATTTACCGGAGAAGTTGACATCGGTTATATTCCGAATGGAAAAGTTGTAGGTATATCAAAACTCGCACGAGTAGTTGACATTTTTTCTAAAAGGCTACAAGTACAAGAACGAATGACATATCAAATAGCTGAGAGTATATTTAAAGGAGTTAAACCGAAAGGCGTTATTGTGGTAACAAGAGGTCAGCATTTTTGTACCACTGCAAGAGGTATAAAAAAGAGTCATACAATCATGACTACAACAGCGACGAAAGGAGTGTTTAACGATATGGAAAAGAAACTTGAATTTTTACAAACGTAAAGGATTTAATATGATGAATATTTTAATTGATTTATTATTTGGAGTTATCAGGGCACTAAAAACTTTATTTCCTGGTCTGTTTGATTTCAAAATTGACCTGGGAGGTATTGATGTTTGATCCCTCATTGATTGTTCCTTGTCCTCATTGTGAGACATATGTTGATTTAAATCAGGTCGATGGTTTCGAGTCAGGAGATTTATCCTCACATGAGAATGAAAAAGTTCTGTGTCCTGATTGTCTTGAATATTTTAAATTAGAGTTTGAAAAATGAACAAACAGCAACGAACATTAGTATCAACAAAAACAGAAGATCTCAAAACACGAATAGACCATTACGAGTCCTCAGTAGAGTCATTGAAAAAACAAATATTGGTAGGAGTAAAACTTCAAGGGGACGGACTTAAACTTATAAAAAACAATGAGAGTACACAAGATATATCAGAGCTATATAAAAATGGAATTGTATTGATTGAAAAAGGAGTTTATATTGAGCAAGTAGCAAGAGAAAAATTAGCTCTTCTATATGAAAGAAAACCAAAGTAGGAGTTTTTTAATGTTTATATTCCCATTCTACTCTTTCTTTATGTTAAAGAAATTTTTATATGTAAAATATATACCGAAAAGATTTGCCTTTAAACAATTAAACAGGTATCATGGAAAGAGAAGAACGTCTCTTGGTCTTTTCAGGATGTATCAGTTCCGGTTTGCCTGACATACATACATAGAGGTTATGTAATAAAGTATATATATTAATCAGGCCAGTAAGGGGGCGTCGTATTGATGACGTATCGATGCCCCTACTTAAAAGGATTTACTATGCTTACAATGTTACTGTCCACAGGCAGTATAAAAATATCTCAAAAACGAACAGGCGGCTATATTGCTTGCAGTTCATCAAAAAGACTTCTTGATAAATACGCACCGGCGAGAGAGCATGCATATTCAGATAATACTGGATCAGTGTTAGTAATTAAAAATCAAGAACAACTTATCACGTTTTTAGCAAATATCGCAAGAGGAGCAATACAATGAATATGCAGGATAGTTTTAAAGAGCTTGTTAAAATTCTCTCAGAGAAAAATCAAAGAGAACAACAATATCATAGAGTTGGATTAAGCGATTATGAGTGTTACCAGCTTTATACATATAATTGGATGGCGGCAAAAGTGGTTGACGTGCCAGTAGAGGATGCCCTGAAAAATGGCAGAGAAATAACAATACAAGAAACCGATAAAAAAAGGCAGATAGAAGAGGTATATAAAAAATTTAAATTAAATGAGGTCGTTCAATCTGTTGTCTCTTGGTCGAGAGTCTACGGATCATCTTTTTTGTTGATATTGACAGAGGCAAACCAAAGTGAACCGCTTGACCTTAGACAAGGTCAATTAAAAGCGTTAATTCCTCTTGATAAACAATTTGTAATTCCTCTTGAACCAAACTACAATGTCCTGTCCCCCGACTTTGGCAAATCCGAATATTACCAAATTACAGAAGGAACAGAGAATGTTCATCACTCCAGAATATTACAATTAAATAATGGAGTCCTATCTGCAAATGATATCAGGGAAAAAGGAGGTTATGGACGGTCAATTTATGAAAAACTGTATGATCCAATAATGAATGCAAGCGAGATAATCGATGCAATAAGAGTTCTTGTAAAGGAGGCTTCAGTTGATGTATATAAGGTAAAAGACTTGCATATGATGCTAAGTCAAGGTCAACAAGGGATTATTGCAGAGAGATTTCAGATTGCAAACCAAATAAAAGGTTTAACAAACGCCCTTGTATTAGATGAGGAAGACTCTTACGAGAAAAAAACATATCAATTCAGTGGACTCTCTGACATAGATGACAGGGCGATTCAAAAACTCTCCGGAGCATCAGGGATACCAGTAACAAGACTCGTTGGAATATCTCCTGCTGGTCTGAATTCTACTGGCTTAGGCGATGCGAACAATTATTATGATATTGTCCGTGCAGTGCAAGAGTTAAAAGCACGACAGGTATATGAGTTTATTGACCTTGCATTATGTAAACATATGTTTGGGGAGGACAACAGTTTTAAGTTTAATTTTCATCCTCTTAAACATTTAACTGAGGCGGAGCAAACAGAGGTAGAGCATAAAAGGGCCTTGACTGACCAGATGTATGCCGCATTAGGATTGATAGAGGATACTGATATTCTTAGCAGATTGGCAGATAAAAAAACATATGCGAGTATTACGCCAGATGTCGTGGAACAGAGACAAAAAGAAGGTGTAGAAAGGGAAAAAATGATATCTAAATTAATAAAAAATGAAGAGGATAAAGATATCAATTTAGTGGACATCGAGGACGTCGAGTAATTTATTTTTTTTGTTGACAAATACAAAATATAATGAAAAATATAGGAACACAAATAAGGACTCTCAAGAAACATGTTAATAATTACGCAAACGACCTTAAAGTCTTAACAGGTCATGTTATTGATGGGACAAATGAATTAATTATACCTGTTTTGAAGAACGGCGAAGGTGAAATATCATCGGCTCTTGACAGTGCATTTGCACAATTAAAGAGTGGTTTAAATTTTGATATGTTTGCCAAGCATGTTGCAAGTGAGCATGTAAATACTCTTGTTGAGAGTCACGCAGAACGTTTTTATCGTTCACTCAAATCTTTTACAAAGATTGATTTGAGGGGAGTCGTTAACGAAGAGGGTTTAGAGGATTTTGTAGCGGCCAATGTAAGTAATAATGTATCATTAATAAGCGATATCCCAACAGAGTATTTTAAAAAAATTGAACAGATTACCTATAATGGAATTACATCAGGGAAAAGATATGATCAAATAGCAAGTGAAATCGCTTCAAGATATCCTTCATTAGAGAGTAGAGCTTATCGAATAGCTGCTGACCAGTCTCAGACGATAACCTCTCAAATAAATGTTAAACGGTCAACAAATGTAGGGATAAAACAAGGCTACTATCGAACGAGTAAAGATGAAAATGTCAGACCGTGGCATAAAGAACTTGATGGCATGCTTTATTTTTTAGAAAAAGGTGCTTACTCTCAAATAAAAAAAAATATATTCAGCCTGGCATAACAGATATAATGTGCCGGTGTGGTTATACTCCTTTAATAAACTTGAACGACATGTTTAATATTGTAAACTCAAGTTAAGAGGTTTTTATAAAAAAATGAAAAAACTATTTTACGATAAACTTGACTCTCAGCAATATACAAAAGATGAAAAAACAGGCTTTTTAAAAGCGGAGGTAACACTCTCACGAATAGGTATTCAAGACTATTATGGTTATGAGTTGAATCATGACATAGACGGATTAACATCAGATAAAATATATCCTGTTTACAGGTCTCCGGAAACAGTTTTTGATAAAGATTCATTGGAGTCATTCAATCTGATGACGGTAACAAATGATCATGTTGATATGGTAACAGTTGATAATATAAAGAGTCATCAGGTCGGAACAGTGGGAAATATAACGCATGATAAAGAAGTAGTTCGAGGTCAGATTGTTATAACTGACCAAAAAACAATTGAAGAGATTGAACAAGGGAAAAACGAAGTTTCTGTAGGCTATGAAGTTGATATCATAGAGTCAAAAGGTTTTTATAGAGATAAACATTATGAATATGAACAAACAAACATAAGAGGAAATCACCTTGCCATTGTTGATAAAGGACGATGTGGAGGAGATTGTAAAATAACAAAGGATGGAGGATTAACAATAATGAAATCAATAAAAATAAATGGAGTTGACTACCAGATTGAGGATGGTAGTCTTTTTCAAGCCATGACAAAATACATGGCAGACGCAGAAGAGATAAAAGCAAAGGCAGAAGAAACCGAAGAAGAGTTGAAAAAGAAAAGGAAGAGGCCGATAAAGCAAAAAAGGCTCTTGATACTCTTCAGGCAAGTCATGACTCTTTGAAGAAAGACTCCTTGACAAAGGATGCCCTTGACTCTCTTGTAGAAGAAAAAGTCAAAGTTTATGTTGACGCACAAACAGTTTTGCCACAAAATGAAATGCCGGATTGTACCGTCTGCACAGACGAAATAAAAAAGAAGGTGGCCGCTAAACATATAGGGACATCTGTGGATTTAAGTGATAAGTCTCCGGAGTATATATCTGCCTTGTTTGATATTGCAGTGGCGAAAGCAAAAGAGGCAAAAGACTCAACACAGAATCTCCTTAATGACTTGAATGATGTTGTCTCTTTTGATGGCATGACCGGAGATAAAGTTGAGGCTGCCCGCATAAATGCTCGTGATGCGTATATAAAAGACCTTGAGGAGAGTACACCTAAGTAGTTGAAATCAGTATCAATGGAGAACAAACTTATGATTCAGGGACATTATCAAAAATATCCAGGTCAAGTCTATCAAGGTCTTATAAACACCTCGCAGCAATACAATATATTTGCACGACCTTGTAAAGGAGATGTAGGGATAGGATTGCCTGTTATCAGGCATAACAATAAATGCAAATTGTTTACCGGAGCAAAAGGAGAAAAGTTATTAGGCTTTTCTGTCTTTTCAAACTCCGGTCAAAACTTGGCATTTTATCCAGATAAGTCAATGGTAAGTATAGTTGATACAGGCACGTTTTCTGTTTATAGTCCTACAGCTCAAGATGGAGAAGATGTTTATTACTATCCAGCTACTGAGAGTTATTATCGCGAGGAGAATAAGCCAGATGAGGCTTTTAAATTACAAGGTTGTGTTTATGATGGTAACGCCAGTGACAAAGGTTATGTTCAAATAAAAGTTCATAAGATGACTCCTGACGATCCTGGCCCGAAAGGCGATACTGGCCCGAAAGGCGATACTGGCCCGAAAGGCGATACTGGCCCGAAAGGCGATACTGGCGAGCCTGGTATTTTAAAAGAGACAGATCTTACGCTTGTTTTGAAAGGTGATATTGATGGCCCGTATTTTCAGGTTTCTGATGGGGAAAGATCGAAGGATTTTTTTTGTCTGAAAACAATATTCGATTGATTGATTCAAATATAAAATTATACGATAAGGATAGTAATCCAATAATAATTGGCGATATCACAAGCATCAACAATATTGTTATTCCTTTTGATGCTGAAATTGAATTCCAAATTGAAGTGATTGAAGGGGCTTTAAATTTGATAGTCAAATCTGACTATCAAATATTAAAAGTACCGGTGCCGGGATTTGCAGAGATATCTGTTACAAATGGACAGCTTAACTTGTGGGGGAGTGCTTTTAATAAGTCTTTTCCGCTTAATGATAATGAGGATGTATTAATTGTTTCTGAAGAAACTGCGATTATCCGAATATCGGAAACATGGGAGCGAAAAGACCTAGGTAGTTATTCAATGGCAAAATTGGCAGGAGCGAACTGTGCAAGGTTCATTTCGCCGGTTTCATTAGGAGTAACCTTAGGTGAAATAGGGCTAGTGTATGAAAAAGATTGGTCAATATGCTTTTACGTGAAAGATAATAGAACAAATTGGACACCGAACATGCTGATTAATGCTGGTGCGTTTTTTGTTTTTATAGACCCTCAGGATACAGGAGGCCGACTTATAGTCGGTACGACAGAGACAACAACTGGGACGTACGCTTGTAAAACAGAACAGGAATTTTTAGAAGGGGTATTCGTATTGAATTACTATGCTGAAGGGAAACGGATGATGATCTATTTTAATGGGGATTTGCTTTACGATGAGGCCAAAGAGTCGGTAACTGCGTGGGATACAACAAAAGAAGTTTTTCTTTCAAAATATAGAAATTTGATCACGTGGGATTTTGATCCAGATTTCAATATGGCGGGTTTGGGGTTTTATAATAGAGTATTAAGCGAAGAAGATATAATTTTTTATTGTTGTGGAAACGTTCCATCTAAGCCTGTCCTTTTTCTTCCATTTTCAGAGGGTGGAAGTAGTGTATTACATAGTATGAATGTTAAAGAAACGTACCATTTATATAATTCAAACTGTGCTACTTTTGGTGGAGGTAATGATTATGTAGATACAGGGAAAAATATTAATGATTTGTCTATAAATTATGGTAGCGCACATAGTGTTTCTTTTAATTTTAATGCCAGTGCGTTAGATGGTTTTTTCTTTGGAGCGTTAAATGTATCGGGACAGGTTAAGGATTATGCAATCTATGTTACAGCAACAGGTGAAATGTCTTGGGAGTTTTATGAAAATACTAGTGAATTTGTGATCTTTAGGACTGCTGCTGAAACGATAAGCACAAGTACTGATTATAATATAGTAATTACTTGTGATGGGAACTTTGATTTAGCTGGAACTAAGCTATATATAAATGGAACTGAAACATCTTGGTCTAATTCAGGCAATGCAGTAAATGGAGTGACAGCACTGACTGAGAATTTGCATGTTGGGAGAAGAAATTATGCTGCCGCTCCTAATTGTTTCAACGGTCTTCTAACCAACTTCACAATTCACTCTAAAGTTCTTAGTGCCTCAGAAATAAGCACTATTAATAACGGTGGCTTTGTCAGTGATAGCTTGACTTTATCTTATCCTTTCGCAGAAGGAGCAGGAGCAGTCGCTTATGATGTCTCAGGAAACGATAATCACGGAACAATCACAAACGCTAATCTATCAACTTTTTGGGGAGCAAGACAAGATAATTTCCATTATAATCTTTTGAAAGGGCATTCTAAGTTGATGTATTTTGATGATGATTACATAAACACAAATCAAACTTGTGCTACATTAGGGATAGACTATAACATGTCGTTTACTATTGCTTTTGATGTTTCTTTTGCGAGCATTGAAACAATGTATATTTTTGGATCTCAGGCAGGATCGCCGACATACAATCAGGGGATTTTAATTTATATGGATGCCGATGGGAAAATTAGCTTTTCTTCAAACAATCATATTCAGAAGGCAAAAGAGTTCGTTGGGGGTCAAGTTTTTTCCTGATATTAATAAACAATATAGGATAGTTATGACTTACTCAGGCTCGGTTGCTGAAGGCAATTTTAAAATGTATTTCAATGGAGCAGAAGACACTTCATTGGTTTTTGATAATCCAGCAACAATAAAGGGATCTTGTAATGTTGCTCAAAATGTTTTTCTTGGGGAACTTAATAATGCAGGCTCTCCACTTGGTTATCCTGTGAAAGGATTCTTATACAATTTTGCAATATATAATTCTGTATTAGTAGGCTCAGATTTAGCAACCATATTAAATGGAGGCTCAGTTACTACTACCGATTTAAAATTATTATACGAAGGATATGGAAAAACTGACGCAGACTGGGAAGATAAGAGTGGAAATAATTACAATGGCACAATAAAAGGCTCTCCATCTATAATAAGAATACCAGCTCTCGCAGACGCTTCAGCAGATGTAGCAGGAGGAACTATACTAAATCCTGCTTGGGATGGCATTGAAGAAAACAACGATTCAGAGACTTCAATAGATAAGAACGTTGAACTTGAAACTGGGACTGTTTTGTCTTCAGTAGTCGAATGGGATAAGCAAGATATGCTCCATTATAATTTATTTCACGGGTTCACTCAGGCAGGAGATTGTAGCATTCCGGCGATACCAGGAAAAATATAGGATTATGAT